CCAGGGCCCAAGATCGTACCACTGTTGCACTAAGCTATTCGCCAAATTCAACCGAAGACGGCCCGAAAGAGGGACGGAGTTACGTCCCTCCAACGTGCCGAAATTGAGAGAACCGGCGATCGCTTGTAGCTTAGTATGGCCTTCCTGGAGTGGACTTTCGTCCAAACCAAGAAGTAGGCGCGCTTGCTGGAGTCTCGTGTAGTAAAAACTACACGGAACCTCAGGAAGCTTCCAAAGTGAGGCTAATAAATAGCCCTCTGTAAAGTCTTCATAAGCTTTGCTTATGTCCACCACGTTTTGGACACGGTATCCTTCGATACCATGTCTAGCGCGGCTGGGAGTGGCTTCATCGAAGTTTACAATGAAACCACCATCTCCAAGTGTTTCAGGGATCCAAAGCCGTAAGGCTCTGGGAACCTTAGACACCAAAAGATCAAAGACAGGACGAAGGCGAGCATCACAGCCGTAATTTCCATTACGACGATGAGCTTGCCGACGAACTGCATTTGCCAGGCGGTATATTGCTGGTATAGACTCTACTCTATCTTTGAGATAGATTGGTTTAACGTCTACTCCTGAGAAATAATGGGCTCCACAGCTTTCGCGAAACGGCGAGTCATAATGACTCTTTTTACCGTTTAATCGGAAGCCATAGAACTCAATAATTTCTCGGAAGATCTCGTAACAGACTGACGGGAGCAGAACATCGTCCCCGTAAGCGCTTACATCAGCAGAGCTGATGTGAAGATATTCTGCGCAGCAAGCAGCAACTGCATAGAATATCAAAGACTCGAGCTGAAAGGTGAAGCCGTTCCCCATGCTGGAGAACTTCTCCCACTTAACAGTTCGACCGTTAAGAGTGCCAAAATGGCTTCGACAAGCATCCATAAGGTGAAACCATCGGGGAGGAAATAATTCCTCGACGACGGATAACGCTATGGAATCACTTGCAGAAGAGAGATCAATAGAAGCAATCTTGTTAGTCAAACTACCAAGATGAGCTAACTTTTGATTCCTCGACTGAAAGCGCAAGTCAATGCCACACCTAAATAGCCTTCTTTGAATCATTTCGCCAATTGACTTCTGGAACCAAAGATTGATTCCAGGTTCAACGGCGATAACTCGATTCGTAGAGGCATCTTTAGGTACAGTGATCACCTTATTCCCGGTCTGGAAGGTTGGAAAACCCGACAGACTTAACCGATATGCCCACTGAGGATAAACCTCAGAAAGCATAGTCAGGGGAACGAGGTCGTACAGATCACGCGTTATTCCAGTTTCATACTGGAACTTTTTGACTGGACTGGCATCTCTACGTTTGATCAACGTAGAAGCGCCAGGCCCCCAGTCAGGAGCTGCGAAGAACTCGTCTGCGCTAAAGTCGCCAAGAATCCTTTCGATTTTACGAATGACTGCAGAATGCAGCCAGACGATACGGCCGGCGGTATGCCTGTCGTATCGTAAGGACTTGAAACGAACATTAGTTTGCTTACACAAAGCTTCAAATTCTTGAAACTTTGCCAAGGCAACCTCGTCCAAGTCATTTGTAAGGGTTAATCCCTTATACTTTGACAAGAACTTAGTTGCTGCGTAAGCATCTCGACAGTCAACTACAGAACTGTAGTTGGCCGGATTGAATTCAAGCTTAGATAGCTG